AGCCTAATTGGCCGCAGCACCCATTCGTATCAATTACTGAAAGCACCAGCACTGGGTCGGTTACATGGGAGTCAATCAGCCCAGCTTATAACGAGCTTTACTCATTACAACCTTCGGCCATTATTGAGCTTTTTGAGTTACATCTCACAACAAAGCTAAATGGAGTTGATGATGTAAGATACTTTCACGCTGGAACTAATGGCTTGATTGTTGACATCACTTTTAATGGGCAAACATACGCAGCAACGCCGATTGCAGTAGATGGCTTTGAGAAATCTTCAAAAGGGCAGCTTCCTCGCCCTAAGATGGTCGTCTCAAACGTAGATAATGCAATGACGGCGCTCATCAGCCTTTATAACTTAGAGATGGCGAAAGTAAAAAGAATTTTAACCCTAAAAAAGTTTCTTGATCCTGTCAATTTTTTGGGCGAGGATACGTTTGGCACTGAGGGCGGTTTTTCTCTAATTACAGAGGACAATAACAGCCTGAATTACGATGAACACACGACTGCAGACCCTGATTTTGGGAAATTCCCCGATGAAATTTATTATGTTGACCGAATTTCTGCAGAGACAAAAGACGCTGTTGAGTTCGAGCTTGCCAGCAATTTAGACCTTATAAATGTAAAAATACCAAAACGCCTTATTAGCGATTATTGCCCTTGGAAATATAGAGAGGCAGGCGGTGATTGTACCTACACAGGAACGGCATTTTTTGATGCAAATGACAACTCTGTGTCCACTGCAGCAGAGGATGTATGTGGAAAAAAAATTACAAGTTGTAGGGCAAGATTCCCCGACTCAACGACAATTCCTTATGGCGGTTTTCATAATGTTAGGATTCAGGCTTGACGCGGAGGCTCACGCCTTAGAAGTATTTCCAAAAGAAAGTTGTGGCTTTGTAGTAAACGGCGAATATTTGCCATGCAAAAATATTGCAGATAATCCACTTACTGAATTTATTATTGACCCAAAGGATTACCTATTTGCATTGGAAACTGGCCTAATTGAGGCTATAGTTCACTCGCATACAAATGGAAAACCACCAAGCAAGCCCGACTTATTTGCGTGCCAGCAGATCGGTGTAGATTGGTATCTATGGGAGGTAGCCTCAAACACATGGTGGATTATTCAACCCTCCTTGGGCGAGAATGGTGCTATGGCGTCCATGATTGCTACACATTAGTCAGAGATTTTTATCGACTAAACAATATACATTTACCAGATTTCAAGCGACCAAATGATTTAAATAGCTGTGAGAGTATTTTCCTTGAGCAGGCACCTTCGCATGGTTTTATCGACGTAGGCTGGGGGCAACATCGGCCAGGTGACATGCTAGTCTTCAAGCTGCAAACCGCGTCAGCAATGCACGGAGGCATTTACGTTGGCGACATGCAGTTGCTGCACCAGCGGATGAACTCTTTGAGTGTTGTAGAACAGCTCCGCCACTATTATATCAAAAGGGTGTGTGCCGTGTTTAGGTATGGAGCAAAACATAGTCTTAATGGGTGAATTGGCTGAACGTTACGGCAAAATACACAGCTATGTAAACCTTAAAACGCCGTCTGACGCACTGCGTTTATTGTGCATAAATCGACCTGGTTTGGCTGATGAATTATTCGTAGCTCATCAAAATGGTATCGGCTACACCTTAACGCAGGGGAGTTATGGGTTGGATTATGGCGATCTACACCTACCAATTGGTCAGAAGCCTTTAATTTTAACGCCTGTCATCAGTGGTAGTGGCGAGGGGAATCTTACACCTATCCTCATTGGAGCCGGCCTTATAGCTGCGTCATTCTTATTTCCAGGCGCAGGATTGTTTGGAACAGTCGGCTTATTTGGTGCAGGACAGGCAGCAATTGGCGTCTCATCACTTGCAGTTTTAAATGCAGCCGCAGTAGGTACTGCCTTAAGTGCGGTAGGTGCAAGTTTGATTATATCTGGAATTGCAAATATTATCTCGCCAATGCCTACGCTAAGTATGGCGAAAGGTGAGGGTGATAATGTGAGAGCTTCTGGGCCACAAGGTGTCTCAAGGGCGACTGATGGTGTGCAGAATTATTCATATAGCGGAGCTGTAAACACTGCTGGCGCCAATGGTGCAGCTGTCCCAATAGTTTATGGCAAGTGCTTAATCGGCTCACATTTGATATCTGTTGAGTTTGAGTCTGACGCACGCGAAGACAAGGCGCATCCAGCGGGTGCATATATAAGAGCACAAGGTCCACAGACTGTAACTGTAAATTCTGAGGCTTTGACGGCAGACGTTGTAAGTGCTGGTGGAGTTAGAAGCAAACGAATAGAGGATCCAAGCGGTGAGATTAGAGGGTATAACCCCGCAGTAGATATACTTCAAAGTGATGGTGAGCCATTGTCTTTGATAGAAACAATTTCTATCGCCGCTTCAACTGACAATGTGGGTGTAGAGACCTCAATGCGCGAGAATGAGGCTTATCTAAAAAAGAATGATAGAAGCAAAAACTTCCAAGTGATCCTGCAAATAAACAATGGATTGTTCGACTTTGCAGGTGGTATTGGCAGCACAAAGGTCGATGCTTTTTTCACATATCAGATCGACGTTATACATGAGGTAAGTCCGGGAGAAGACCCTGTGGTGGGGAGCATCAGTGGCTCAGTGTCTGGTTTGTTGGACCCTGGGGAGCAATATACATGGATTCATTGGATTGAATACAGTCAACCTGCCAACCCACAAGATAGAATTAAGCCAAAAATAAAAATCTTGGACTTTAGAGCGCAGCCAGGATGTACCCTTCAAGTTGTTAGGCAAGGTTACAAAGCCTTACGCGGTGGATCCAGCAAAAACACTACACATAAGCAATTTGAGGATTAATTATGTCACTTAAATCGGCAGCAGTCATAAAATTTCTCGACCTTTTGTGCGAAGGGCCGATCAATGGCATTGTTCCTGGTGGTACAGGTGGACTACCAAAGAACATTTTCTTCAATGAAACATCATTGAATGGCAGTTTTGATTCAAATTTGATCGACATAAATTATACAAGCAACCTAGGTGGAGTGAATCAGCCTGTCCCTGTTATTGGCGAGTCAAATGGTTTTGGTGGCGATACGGACCTTGCAAATGTGATCGCGTTTAGCCCAGCCTTAGAAGTCGGCAGCAATTACAACGAAGATGTGGATAGTAACAATGAGGTTACGGCGCGTAGGTATCAAATATCTGCCACAGGCAGCAACACTGAAACAAGAACAATCACCGACGCAACAGCGGAGAAGGTAAGTTTTGTCTTCATAATTCCAAGACTTTTCTCGACTGCAAGAGAAGGTTTGGCGAATGGTCAGCTTTTTAACGCTACTGTCCGCTGGACGATTGAAATTACAGACAGCTTGGGCGATACAAGAGGGCCAGAGTCTGGCGAAGTTGGCTTTGGTGTGACCGACTTTGATTATCAGGTTACTGGGATTTCAACGTCAGAATTTGTATATCAAACGCCGAAAATACCTTTGCATGGTGTCGGCCCATGGCAGGTCAAGGTAAAGAAAGAACGCCTGATTAGGGCGACGCAAAACGAAGACGCAAGTTCGCCACTGTATAGAGCAATTACTCCTGACCCAACAGCTGATGTTCTGATAAAAGCGATTTATGCAACAAATAAAAACCAAGGAATTGGTAATAATATGCAAAGGAGTAGAGCTAGAGAGGCCGCATTTGAGGTTAGTTTTTTTGATTTTATTGATACATCAATTAAAACTCCGTTAGCCAATAGTCGAGGCAACAGGCTACTTTGGTCGGCAATTAACACCTACAGATCAAGTCGCGTCAACTATAAAAATACAGCAGTTGTCGCCACTAGCATCAACACAGAGGAGTTTAAGAGCTTACCTCGGCGAGCGTATTTAGTAGAGGGACTTAAAGTAAAGATATTTAGCAACGCCACTCCAAGAGCTGATGGCAGTTTGTCCTTTGTGGGCGACTTTGATGGTCAGGTGTCAGGCGACAAATTTTACACAACTTGCCCAGTTTGTTGCTTCATTGATTTACTCACTTCGTCCAGGTATGGCACAGGTGATTTTATTGAGACCGAGAACATAAGTTACATTGATTATTATCCGTTAGCTAAATATGCCAATGAGCGGATTCCATCACAAGAAGTAAAAGCGACCTATACGCAAACAGGTGACGATATTACAGTGACACATCCTGCGTCAGGTGCGCGAGCTGCACATGTACTGAGTGTTGGCGATGAAGTTACGCTTAGATTCATGGGAACCTCGAACTCTGCTAAAACAGAAAACGCGAATAATAAATTCATTTTTAAAGTAACCGAGGTAACTTCTACGGCGATCTTTAAGGTTAAAGCAGCAGCATCGCGATCTGTAGGTACTGCTGAATCGGTGTTTAGTGGCAAACCTGAGCCGCGTTTTGCGTGCAACATGACGATTGCTGGTCAGGAGCAAGCGTACACAGTTCTGCAGAATATGGCGAGCATATTTAGAGGAATGACGTATTGGCAGTCGAACACTGTGACAGCAGCAGCGGATCATGGGCAGCTCAATAAGAT